TAAGTATACCCATCTCAGTCAGTATGTCTTTAAAGGGTTTACCTATAAGTTTGAAGTAATCATTGAAATCTCTACCAGTGTTAAGAGAGTCGAATGATTTTCTCATATTATCTTCGGAATCAATTAAGACTCCGTCTAAATCAAATACGTATAATGTTTTCATTTCTTTTTATTTGGTAATAGGTGTTCTTCTGTAAGAATCCTAAATCCATATTTCCTATCTTTACAGTACTCTTCTGCTGCTTTGAACTTTGCTTGGTTAACAGCATAGGTTGCAATCTCATTTAAGTACCTTTTTGTTTTTCGTTTCTGTTCTTTTGGTGGTAATGTTTGTCGTTTGGGTTTAACTTCTATAATTTCACGAAGAGTTTTACCATTTGAGTTGACATACTTGATATAAAAATCAGGAAAATACCTATGTACTCTCTTATCGATGGGAGAACGATACGGTATTATGATTTCTTCGCTACCCCATTCTATGATTGATGGGTTATTATCGCAATAACTCATAAACTTTCGCTCCCATAATGACCGATAATAGATTTTTGTTGGGTCACCTTTGTACTTTTTATAGTTCTTCGGTTTAAACTTACCACTGTATGACATAAATAACTGTAAACTCTTTAGGATTATTTATATGTCAGTAATTGATAAAATTTTAAACAAGGTAAACAAAGCCAAATCTGCAATCAATTCCATCAAAGGAATACAAAGTAAAATTAAAAGTCTCAACTATAACTCAGTTATAGATGCTTTGGGAGAAGAAGCACGGGAAGCAAGAGATAGTCTTAACGAAAGGCGACAAGATTTGGAACGACAAATACAAAACTCATCTTCAAGTAAGGGGTTTAGTAAGAAAAGTCCAGCAACTAAGTTTGTTGACCTACAATATCCCGACCAAGATTTAGATAACTGGTTGGTGTTTACAACTAGACCTAGAAAATCACGAGAAGGTAGAGAAGGTACAGTAAGAAGTGGTCGAAATAAAAACCTTTTATCAAGTGAAGAACAAGTTGAAATTAAATTGTATATCCCCGATTCATTAATCTCTCAGTCTAATGTTTCATATAAATCACAAGGTATCAGTGCTGCTAAAAGAGGTGTTGCAGACATTATCAGTAAAGTAGGAAATGGTATTAAAGGTGATGCAATGGAAGCATTCGGTCAAGAATCTGTATCTGCAGTTGCAAGTGGTCTTATCAAGGGAATGGATAAACTAACAGGTGGATTTACTAACGTATCAAGAGGTCGTGCAATCAACCCTATGCAAGAACAACTACTAGATGGTGTTGGATTTAGGTCGTTTAACTTTACATATGACTTTTATCCAAAATCTAGAAAGGAAGCAGATGCAGTTAACAGAATTATTTTTGCATTTAGAACTGCAATGCTACCTGATACATTTGCAGCAGAAGATGGAGGTGGAGTAGAAAACTTCTTTAATATGCCAAACATCTTTGATGTAGAGTTCGATGGGCCAATTGCAGAAAAGGTTGACGGATTCCTTCCTATGGTGTGTGCAAAATGTGATGTCGACCATACAGGTGGTCAAAAGTTTTCAACATTCATTGACGGTCAACCAATTAAAAGTACTATAACAATGGAGTTTTTAGAAATCAAAATTCTATCACAAGAAAATTACTTATCAATCAGTCCATTTAAAGATTCTTTATCGGACTTCAATGTTGATTATTCAGACCAAGACATTGAACAAAATAGTAGTATACTTGATGAAGTTCGTAACGATGGAACAGGAGGGTAATTATGTCACAAGAATTATTTAAAAATTTTCCGAAGATTGGTTATAAATTAGAGAATGGTAAGTTCATTACAATTAGAGATTTCTTTAGAAAGTCTGCTATTGATGTAAAATCATTAGACAATATCATAAGTTATGAGTACTATGAACTAGAAGACGGAGAACGACCTGATATTGTTGCATCTAAAGTATACGGTAATAGTGATTTACATTGGACATTATTTCTTGTAAATGAATTTATGAACTACAATGATTGGTATAAAGATACAGAAACATTTGATGCATATATAAATGACAAATACCCAGGCCAGTTTTTAACTGTAACAAGCAACAGTAGTATTATAAGTCAAACTAATAAATTCTTATTAGGAGAAAAGGTATTATCAGAACAAGGTTCGGGTAATGTATTAATGTTACAACCTACATATAATAGACTTGGTGTAACTAGTAGTGATTGGATAACTAGTGATACTATTACAGGTCAGTCTAGTGGTAAGTCCTTTGTTATAGAAAGTGCTATTGAAATGAAAGATGGTGTTTCGTACTATAAAGATGCTGATGGATTTAAACACAACTACTTCATCAATGGTTCTACACAAATTAGTAACTTAGAACACGAGATAGAACATAACGAGGAGAAACGAAACATCAAAATCATCAAACCAAATCTAATCACTAAGGTAGTAGATGAGTTTGAAAGATTGATGTCTAATTAATAATGAGTCAAGTAAACCTTAGACCAGGCGAGTTTGTCATCGAAGCGATGACACTAGTAACACCCGAAGGGGATTCTATAGCACTTGAAGACATCGTTACAAGTTTTCGTCTGTATGAAAGTATATTCAACAAGTTTGTAAGTGCTGACATATCTCTTAGAGATGGTACTAATGTTTTAAAGAATTATAAGATTGTTGGTCAAGAATATATTAGAATTTCTGTTCGTGGTAAAGAAGGTACTGGAGATAAGTCAGATAAAAAGTTTTCGATTGATAAAACCTTTAGAGTCTATAAAGCAGTAAACAATGTAAGACTTGATGATAAGACACAAACAGTTCAGTTAAAACTTTGTGAACCAAGACTCTTCTATGTATCAAAAAGACGAATGAGTAAAACATTTAGAGGTTCGTATTCCTCAATGATACTTTCAAGTATGAAAGAGTTTGGTAATATGAAAGATACTGAAGTTGATTTTTGGGAATCAACACTTCCTGAAAATGTGCAATTCATTTGTCCTAATTGGACAGTAAATGATTTCTTAGATTATTGTGTTAATAATGCAGACAAAGGTGTTAAAGCAGCTTGGAGGAATGGTTACTTCTTTTTCCAAACACTAAACGGTGGATTTAGATTTATGTCTATCGATGAGATGTTTGAAAGAGAGTTTCCTTTAAAATTCAACTACTATCCTAAATCTGCAAGTCTAAAATCAATGGACTTACCAATCAACTCTGAAGGTGGTCTTAACTCAACTATTGAAGAATACAGCAAACCACAATTGTTTAATATCTTACGAGGGACAGAGACGGGTGCATTTTCAGCATCACTAAGAGTATACAATCCAATAAAGAAGATTGAGGAAGAACATCATTACGACCTTGCAAAAACTATGAAGAGAGGAACCCATCTTTCAGGATTCCCAATGCTTCGTTTGGATGATGAAGAGGTTATACTGCAACCTGATATTCAAAGTGACCCTTTGGTTGCACCCCCATCAACCCCATTGGATGCTGACTTCGCACCCAATAAAGCATACAACAGTGTAGTTATCGAAGACTTTACAATGATGCATCCATACGGAGATGCAGATAACATAGAACTACCTGAAATTTTCGGTGGGAACTCTACAAAAGATGAAGCACGATTGGAGAGAAATGCATTATTAGAAATACTACAACAAAATGTAATGGTACTTAAGGTTCCATTCAGAACTGATATTACAGTAGGAACTGTTCTCGTATTAAACATACCTGAAGCAGAAGTTAAGAAGGAAGATAATGATATCAAAAACACTCTTAATGATAATAGATATCTCATTACAGATATAATGTTTGAAGGATTTCCCGAACAAAGACAGGGAGAGATTACTATAGAATGTGTTAAAGAAAGTTTTTCAGAAGACATTAAGTCTAGTAGACCTTTGGATAATGTTGGGTCAGGAGAGATTATATAATGCATCATTTTTATGGAATAGTTGAGGATAGACAAGACCCTCTAAAGATAGGTAGGGTTCGTGTAAGGATTCACGGTATTCATACTGCAGATAAGTCTTTGATTGGAACACCCGATTTACCTTGGGCGCAAGTATTACTACCAACCACCTCTGCAGGATTATCAGGTCTTGGATTTAATTCACACGGACTTGTAGAAGGTACAACTGTATTTGGATTCTTTAGGGATGGTAGTAAACAAGACCCAATTATCATAGGTGTTGGTACAGGTATAACAACCGATGGTTTTAAACAAGAAGTTGGTGGTACCATTTTGTCTAGAAGAGTTGATAGGGGATTCAATGACCCACGTAGACTAACTCCTACAGACTATAAAGGAACAGATGATGATGTTACACCAACAGCAGATTCCAAAAGGTCTTGGGGTCTCAATAAAGCATTAGATACTGCACCAATCATACCCGAGTCATTAAGTATAACTTATACTGGTAGTGGTTCTACTATCACAAATCCAACTCTAACAGAGAGTGACCTACCATATTATCCTTTGTATTTTGGAAAGTCAGACCTATCTAAGTTTGCAAGAGGTGATGGGACATACGAACATAGAAGTATCAGTGGTATAGTTGAGAGTAAAAATATAACTGCAGTAGTAGATTCAATAAAGAACGCAGACCCAAACCTTGCAGTGTTCCCTAATTCAAAAGCAAACCCAGTTTATCCATACAACAAAGTTATGGCATCAGAGTCGGGTCATATGTTAGAGATTGATGATACACTAGATGCAGAAAGAATTGCAGTTGAACATAGGTCAGGAACATTCCACGAAATACATCCTGATGGTTCTCAGGTAACTAGAATAGTTAATAATAATTACACTGTAGTGTGTAAAGACAATGAAGTCTTTGTTGGTGGTAAAGTGAATGTCGTGGTAATGGGTAACTCTAATATTAAGACATACGGTGATGTTAAGTTAAAAGGTTATGGTAAAGGTGAGATTGATGTTACAGGAACAATGGACATCAAATCAGGTGGGGATATGACACTCCAATCTGCAAAAACACTTAAACTAAAAGCACAAGTAATACAAGAAGGTTCATAGTGACCACAAAGGATGTAGCAGAAACTTCAAAAGAGTTAAAGATTGATTTACCTCTTTCACTTCCGTGTCCAACGGATGATATCTTTAGTATACCCAAAGTAGAAGATATACTAAAACCACTCCAAGAGATTGCACAACTTCCCGATAAACTAGATGCAAAGATTGCTCTGATGAAAAAGGAGAAAGAAGAAGAGATAGTTGCACTCAACGAAAAGTTAAAGAACCCCGATTTAACTGCAGAAGAAAGAACTGCAATACTACAAGAGATAAAAACTGCAGAAGATTACATTGATAATATTCTCTTAGGAGAACTCTCTGAACAGTTTAATGAAATCAAAGAAGACATTGAAAAGTTTTTTGATACTATGGAAGGTGTTCTAAGTCCGTTTTGGAAAACGAGAGAAGGGACAGAGAAACGCAATCTACAAAAAGAACTCGAAGATGCACTAGATGAGTTATTTTCAGAATTTCATCTATTCATTCCAATTAAAATTTCAGAGTTGATAGAAAAACTTGTACCACTTAGTTTAACCATCCCTATTCTAGGTCTTCAGATAGACATCATTAAAATAGTCACTAGTCCTAATTATAGGAAGGAGATACAAGACCAAATTGGTGGAAAGAATTTTGTAACTCAAATTATATCTAAAAGAAAACGACTTGCAAAAGTTAACGAAAGGTTAACAAAAGAAATATATGTTTTAAATGCAGAAGAGATTGATAAATTAGAGAAAGAAAAGGAACAACTAGAAAAGGATATACTTGCACTTGAAGAGAAGAGGACGAAACACATTGATAGATTCTTTAATCTAGTTCCTGAAGCACAAAGAAAATTTGATGGAGAACTACAAGAACTCAATAATGATTTAAGAGCAAAACTTACTTGGGACTATATCAAAACAGAGATGAAAGAATGGGTTTTAAATGCACACAT